AATGGCATTATTTTTTCCTCACAACATAGGTAATGGAACGCATCAAGTAGCCATGGTCATACAGCGGCTTGATGTCCTGCCCATTAGCAAGTCGCTTGGCCTTCGTTATCTCAGAAAGAGGTGTTAGCCGGTCACCGGAACCGATAACCGCCTGAGCTGCCATCTGGGCAATCTGGCCAGCGGCTTCAAGATGCTGCTCCGCCAGGCTGGTATCACCTTCCAGCGCCGCCTGGGCAGCCAGTTTTAATCGCTCAGTAGTTTTTTCCCGAGAGTCCTCGATACCCATATAAAGAAAGGGTCTGGGCGGTAAGGTCACAGTCTCGCCGTCGATTTGAACGGTAGCGCCAGTCGAATGCAGATAGCCCAGCTCAGCGTTATTAATCGGGCTGCCATCCTCCCTCTGTGCCTTATCAGCAGGAATACCCACCAGCACATCGGTACCGGAAAGCTTGCTTAGCGCGTCCAGAACATCAGCGTAATTGTCTGAGCGAACAGAAAGGCCCGACTTCATAACAACTGCCGTCCACCGGCACCGGACATTTCCCACCACCAAAAGAACTCTTGCCCGTAACCCGTTTTGTTCCAAAAACCTGCATCCGGATTCAGCGTTGCGCTGTTGTCATAGCTCACACTGACCTTATCCACCGATTTTGATGATGCAATGCCACTGCCACCACTGTTAACAGCACCAGCAGAGGCTGACGCAAGGGCCTTACCACGTAGCTCGGTGTAATGCGCGGTGAATAACTCTGACAGATAAATAAACTGGTCACCCATTCTGTCCTGATCCAGTAAGGAATCCGCCTGGCTCAGATAAAAGCTAATCGCGCTGTCTGGATACTTTGTTACGTTGGAGAATTCGGGAAAATCTTGGCGGAATTTTTCAACGCTCGGGAGGTTACTGTTTTTTGCCATTTTTCTGATCCTTTGCAGAATTCAGTTCATCAATGACGCTATCTTTTTCCACCAGCTGCGCTTTCAGGGTCTGCACTTCAGCCGTCAGGCTCGTCACTGTCTCGTCACGGCTAACCAGTTCAGCCTTCAGGGCTATTACCTCGTTAGTCAGATTGCCAACGAGTTCATCGCGACTCTCCAGTTGCGCTTTCAGAGAAGTATTGTCCTCTTCGAGTTCAGCAAGACGCTGTAGCTGATTATTTACCTCCTGTTCTTTAAGCAGGTCAGTCTCATCAAGTGGTTTAGCGTAAGCACTAAAAGCCCAGTGTTTTTTTGTAGCATCGGTGAAAATTTGGGAATCGTGAATACCGGGAAAAAGCTCTACTTTGGTGCCGTCTGCAAAACTCAGTGTGGCTGCTGAGGATACGAGATATTTCATTTGATGACTCCATGAAAATGGCGGGTTTCCCCGCCGCAGCTATCAGGACGACGGAACGTCCAGGTAAGAAATTGTATTTGAGTACGGTGCTTCGACTTGGCCCAGTTTTCCGTAATACACGGTTAACTGTTGCAGGCTACGATACTCAAGCGGTGTGCTCAGAAGCGGCACCATCGGGAAACGAATGTATTTTTCATCCTGGGTGTAAGCCACTATACGGTGAGCATTTGCGACACCGCGCTTTGATGCCCATTTGATAGAGACAATTTCCAGCGGTTCGCCGTTTTCCTGGTATGCGATGCTGTTAATTTTTATGTACTCCAGTACGGAAATATTGCCCGCAGAGGAAACTTTTTTAATGGTCATCAGACCGAACAGCTCAGGTGCAATTCCGATTTTTGCCGGGCAAACGGCATAACCAGACCGCATCCAGACATCAGTAAGCAACAGGTTAACGTCCTGCAGCATTACGTCTGGGTCAGTTGTCGCCGTCCACGCAGCAGCAGCGGCCAGGGGAATGACATCAGACAGGTTAAGCAGACCTGCAACACCCAGGTCCTTATCGCCGATATAAACCTGTTCGTCGGTATCCATGTTCCATTTGGTTTTCATCGCCTCATATTTCTGGGTATCAATCGGACGCCCCATCTTTTGCGCTGATGCTAACTCAAGAACATTCCACGATACCTCGGTAGCCCATGGAGTGAGGCTATTACGAGTTGGCGTAATATCCAGTTCAGGCCCTGGTGTAGCCGTCCCTTTTTTACCCATCCAGTTTTTGCCGTTAGGGTTTGGTCCACCCACGCTAGCAAAATCTGTGTTAGTGAAGGATGACACTTCATCTGCAATGGAAATATCGCTGCGCAGCGGCATATCACGCGTCCATTTAACGGACACCAGTGGTAAATTCAGCGATTGATCCATGCGCTCCAATTCACCGACAACAAGTGCGCCGGTTGAATCGATAGTCGCTCTATCAACTGTAAACATTCATTATTCCTCAGATGTTAAATGCGATTTCAATACGGCCATCAGCTTCACCCGGTCCCATTACCTGGGCGTTCTTTAACTGAGGTGTGTTATCTGCTGTCGAGTCGGGGGAAAGTACAAACGTGCCGACCGGACTTCCGGTTGTGCCACCAGCAACCCGGACATATACCGGATCACCTTTCTGTGCAGTTACGGCGCTACCTGCGGTCGCTTTCACACAGATGTATCCACGCTTCAACTCATCTGCAACTTGGTTAACCTTCACGCCCAAATAAGCCAAGTCAGCGGCAGAAGTGATTGGATATGGACGAACAAAGATCCCCTGCACTTTGTCAATGCTGTCGCCAGACTCCAGAGGCACAAACTTATTGCTGACGTATTTACCCAACAGCCCGTAACCACTGAATGGTTTTTGAAGATCCAGCGTTACTGGTTCGATAGTGAGATCGCGCGGACGCGTGACTGCCCCCACAATGCCGATTGGCATGCGGTCTAAATATGCTGTTCCAGCCATAAGTGATTACCTTATTTACGATTTTTCCAGAATTCGGCGTTGATTTTGTTCAGCTCAGCCGGTGAAAGGTTTTTGGTGCTAATGCCATGATCAGTGGTACGGATGCCACTAAGTGGCGCAAGATGATTTTTTGTCTTATGGATTTCGACTGCAGCAGTAAAGACCGCATCTACGGTAGCTTTAGACGCTTTGCTAAAATCATTAACACCGAATCCTTTAAGGCTGTCACCAGTACGCATGGCCTGATTCAGTACCTGCCGTTTCAGCCCTTTATCGCCAGTAGGCTGGAAGCCAGGACAGATAATTTCAGCATCCGCGATAATGCCGCGTTTGAATGCCGCATCACCGGTAACCTTCTTATCTTCTTCAGCGTCTTCATCACCTGTTTTAGTCTCATCAGGATCAGAGTCAGTGGTCTTTCCTTCCAGCTTATCCAGGCGAGATACGATAGCTTTAGCCCACTCAGGAACACCTTCGTCGCCCGTTTTCTCTTTGTCGGACTCATTACCAGGTATTTCATCGGTCGTGGTGCGATTTTCCGCAGGTAGTGCCGTTGCCTGAGAGGGAATATTGATATTGATAGTGGATCCGGGGATTGAACTCATGCCATCAGATGGCAAATCCGGCGCTTCGTCGATGAGCTTTGCGAGTGCATCCTCATCTTTCGTCTTAATGGCATTAACCAATTTTTTAAACCATGACATGACTGGCTTTTCCTTTTTTCGAGTTGATGGGACGGAATCCCCGATAGCACAACGGCCACCAGCCCGCCCCCGGTCAATGCCGACAGCAAGATGATTGCCTGTGATTTGGTATTGCTTTCCCTTGCCGGGAGCGAGTTGCTTGTATTTGGCGTCGTAGCCGCAGCTGACGTCCGTAAATCCAGCCTGGATGGCATCGATAGCCTCTTGTCGTTTAACCAGCACATCAGCAATCAGAAGGTCTGACTTATCGCCGGTACCACGTCTGACGTTCTGAATGTGTCCGTGGGCCAGCTCTGCAAAATTAGATGGATTAACAAAAACAATTTCGCCGTCATCACCTTGTGGGTGTTCCAGCGTGACGGCGACCCCTTCAAAGCTCGCTATCGTTTCGACAGAGAAAACCTCATCCTCTGTACGCCACACGGTTACTGTTCCGCTGAAATCCGCTTCAAGGTTGATTTCTTCAGGCAGGTAGACCTGTGTCCCGGTTCTGGCTATCGGTACATCTTTGCAGAGCAACGAGCCGTCAGCCTGAAGATAACGGGTCTCCCCCAGGCGGGCGGTAAAGTAATATTTCATGGGTTACCTGCTGGATTGCGGGCATAAAAAAAGGCCGCGCAATGGCGACCGGGTCAAATAGGATAATTGTTCAAAATAGGCGGGTATTTAACATAATAGCTCTTTTACGTACCACGTAATTTAGACTCATTTAAGATGTCACCCTAACGGCTCAAAAGAGACAGTTTGAATGGATATTTCCGCCATTTATCGACAACAACATTTTCATAACATTTAACGGGTCTGCGGGTTCAATCAAAATACGACCACTAAGCCCTGTTTCTCACTTTCTCGGCTCAGGGATATGTACTTCAGACCAGCATTTGCAATTAGGTAAGCATCCGGCGTGTCCGGTCATACCGTCTAATGTGGGCGGATTATCCCAGCGAACAAACACATCCTTCATCTTCCGGTGAGACGGGCGAGTACCGGCCCCCTCAATACGCCACCAGTAACCCTCAGAACCGATAGACAATGCACGTGCCTGGGTGAGTGCGCCCGTTGCTCTGCCTATCTCAGTTCGGGCTATCATTTTTGCTCGACTGGCTGCAACACTGCCCGTCTGCATAATCATTTCATAGAGCTGATCTGGACGCTCACCGTTAATCACGGCTTCAATCGCTCGCGTCTGAATATCCCGAACCCTATCAGCTGACTCCAGAGGAAGTGATTTCATAAGTTGTATCTGTCGGTAAACAATGTCCTGTGCCACCTGCCCCACAGGGGTATTACCGACAACATCACGCAATCCGGCACTGATTTGCTCTGAGACTGAGCGCCACTGGTTCCATTCTTCGCGCTCGACCTGCTCGAACATCTTCTGTCCGACCATTTCAGCCCAGCTGCCTATCAGCTCTGAATAGTCCACCAGCACCGATGAGGTTTTATCAGCGCCAGCCTGGGAACCATCGTAAGTACCACTGACGATCTCCCCTATTTGGTTCGCTATCGCCAACAGGCTTTGACTGTACTGTTTCTCTGAGCGACGGCGGAGGGATGGTTTCAGATTCATCCTCCGTCCACTGGGCCTTCGCATTCTCGATATCCTCGTCAGTGATTGAACCTCCGATCCCGATAACATCAGCCATATTACGCAGGTCACTCAGCGCAGCCGCTGGCGTCATACCAATGTCCCGAACAGCGGTAGCCAGAGCGGTTGTCACATTGCTGGCCATCGTCGCCCGGTCG